TGATCAGGGATTGGATGACTGCAAAGTATGACATTCTCCTGTCTACGGATGGTGTCACACCTGAACAGGCCGCTCGAACTCTCATTTCACTCGCGGAAGGAGGGAAGCTAAAATGAAGATTTCGAGACTTACTGCATCACAGTCCACCGTTGTTGAGCGTAACAATGGCCTGCGCCAGTATTTATCAGGGTTGGAACAAGGCAGAGCGGCAACGCCCCACTCCTGGCTGTACGAGACGGAAGACGCAACGAAGACTCTTGAGCACTGGTTGCAAATTTTGTCGCGTTTAGACTCGGGATCGGAAATGGAAAAGAAAATTTACCAGTTTGATCTCAAACAAGTGGAGAAATTCGGACCTCAAGGTGAAGTTCCTCCGATAGCTGAGGCCATTAAGGTCGACAGTTTTAAAGAGCAGTACGAGCTTACCAACGTAAAAGTATCGGAGAAGCGTAGCCTTGATCAGATACTAAATATTCGTCCGCGGAGTATTATGTATCGTTCGTTCGATGCCGTTCTTGACGACATGCGTGAGCGTGACACACTTGTAACAAATTCCGGCTGGGATTTGTTTATTCGTCGAGAGAAAGCCAGACAAGCGTCGGTCAGAAGTGCACAAGACGGTAGTGCATGGACGTTTCCTGCCATAATTCTATTCAGGAAGTATAATGGTAAGCTTCGTGTGGTTTGGATGTACCCCATGTCGATGAACCTTCTTGAATATCAAGCTACACAACCGCTCCAGGAAGTGATAGCGCGTAGTACTCCCTATGTTACACCTTGGCGGGGATTTGAGTTTGTCAAAGCTCGATTTACGGAGTTGTGGAGTAAACATCCGTACGCATTCGGTGGCGATACAACCGCTATGGACGCCCACATGCAACGTCCGCAGAACGAAGCTGTTGCCGCAGCTATCTCACCATTATTTAAGGACCCTAAGCAAGCTACAGAAACGTTATTGCATGTTAACGACATTGCCATTGTAGTGGGTCGCAATTCGATCATTTCCGATCAGCCGCACGGAGTAGCTTCCGGATCGGGGTGGACGCAATTGTGTGAAACAATCTTTCAAATCGTTAAATTCGATCAGTTCATTCAGTCCAAGAACCTTCCTCTAACTGTTTCGGATGGAATGGGAATTGGGGACGATTATGTGTGGTTTTTCGATTCGCAGCCTGATGCGGAGGAGATTGTTTCATTCTGGGAGAAAGATGGCCTTCCAGGTAAACCAGAGAAGCAGAGTAACGAAGCGGATACCTGCACGTTCTTGCAACGCCTGTTCATTAAGAACTACTGGTCTCGTGAAGACAGCAAAGTTCTAGGCGGTATTTATCCGACA